CCATTATGCTACCAACCTACTTATACTTGAGCTTTTAATTACTTCCACTTTTTCTAGTAATGGATGAGACCACCCATGATTTACTAGATAAGTATTAAGCTCTTCCTCTAATAGAACTTCTACCAACTTTTCTTTTCCTACCTCATCCAAAACTGTCATAACTTCGTCCAGAAACAGAACATTAATACGGCTAGAGGATAGACTACTCATCAACTTGCGAATAGCAAGAAGAGTAGCTGTGTTTACTCTTGCCAATTCCCCACTCGAAAGTGCTAGAATATCTACTACGTTTCCATTATCTGTGATTTCTACATTGAGTTTATCGTTATTCACGGCAAAGTTCAATGTAAAACGACCGTCTGAAAGTTCTGCGAGATATTCGCTGGTTAATTCTTCCAGTTCTTTAACAAGATTTTCGATCTTGTATGCAATGAGTCCATTTGTACTAAAAGCTTTTTTCAAGATTTCAAGGTTACCTTTCTTAATTCCTAGAACACTATATCGAGATACTACTTCTTCAAGCTGTTTTTCGAAATCGGCTGTTTGTTCGGTTATAACCTCAATCCTAGCGTTATAAGCTGAACGAGCCTCATTTTCTCTCTGCAGCACGTCTATTTCATTCTTCTGTGTTGCAATAGTATTCCGTATATTAGTAATACGAACTTTGAGAACTTCTTCGTCAACCAATACAGTAGGAAGTGTACTATCAACTGAGCGATATAACTCTTCCCAGTCTTTCTGCTTATTTGACTTTATTAAGAATCTCTCATTATTCTCTTGAATATCTTTAATTTTCTTCTGGATATTTGTGTGCTTGTCTTTTTCGATTTTAACTTTCTCTTGTTCTTCAGAGATATGTTTTTTCTTAAAATCTTCTGTAACGGATTGTTCACAGGTAGGACATACATTTTCCAAGTTCTCCATCTTTTTGATGATTTTTTGTCCTGAACCGATAGACCCCGCTATAGCGCCTAGCTGTGACTGCAACTCATCATACGAAATATGCTCGGAAGCTTCAATTGCTTGAATTTCCTGTATATTAATTTCTTTCAACATACTTTTATATTGATTATTTTGAGAAATTTGACGATTTGTTGATGAAATATTTTTAATTTCAGCCATAAGAGAACTCAATGCTTCCTCATCCTCATCCGAGATTTTCGGAAGATTTACAAGTTCTCGTGGGGTAGTATCCGTCAGTTTATTATTTTCCAACCATTTCTCAACGGTGGAAATACGACCTTCAAGCTGGGAGTATTCTTGTTCAACCCCTCGTGAAGCTTCTTTAAAAACCTCAAAGAGATTTACATACTTTTCTAGACCAAGCAAGTCTATCAGGAACTTTTTACGGTTCGCATCGGTAGCAGTAAGAAAATTCAAACTAGCATTAGGATGTTGATATACTACTTGTGTAAAGGTTTTAAAATCTACGCCAAGCACTTCTTGAATAGTCTTGTAAGTATTAGTAGCCGTATGGCTACCAATATCTTCACCGTTCTTAATGAACTTTACTTTTAAGTTAGACTTTCTTTGAAGGTCGATTTCATACTCGTCAGCTTCTTTACTGAACGTAAGGCTAATAGAGTATCCATTTTGCAACTCTCTGTTAGGAATATCGGCTTTCTTAATACCTTTCGAGTTTTTATTGAATAGAACTTCTTCCAAAATGAGAGGAATAGAAGATTTTCCAGCGCCATTATAGCCCAATATCTGGGTAAGTCTGGTGGAAGCTAAATCGAGTTCATTGCCTTCTCCGTAAGAGAAACAATTACTCCATTTCAATATTTTTAGCGTAATCATTATATAATCCTAATATTTCGGGTATTTTATCTTCAGCTATTTCTAGCACGTAAGTTAAGTATTCTACTAACTCTTCTCCAACGGAGAACTCTTTATCCAAAACAAGTGTCGCTTCAGAACTTCGTTTTACAACTTTCTTATCGAGAAGGTCGCTGGAACCTACTTTTGCTAGGTCTCCGAGATCTCCCTCTAGTTCGTAAATAACATGGTCATACAGCCCCGTGATCATTTCAGCAGGGTTACTGACTGTTTTACGAATAAGCTGTGGAAGTTCTAACTTTTCCCAATACCAGTCCCAGTCTTCAAGTATAACTAGAACTCCGGTTTCTACTTTCGATCTATGAAAGCTAGTAGTCATAGGACTTCCTGGGTATACTATATTTTTCTGGCAATTCGAATGGGAATGCAAGTCTCCCGCAAATACTCTTGGAAACCTTGCAAATCTTTCTAAGTCGACTTCCGGTTGAACATGAGGGGGTATTTCACCCCTCACATGAGTAAAGACCGGAAAGTTCTTATTCAGCATCTCAATAGAGTTCTTCTTGTGTAAATCACAATAAGGAAGAATACTAAAACCTCTTTCATCTTCGTATGCTTCGTCAATAATAGTAACCTTATCATTCAACGAATGGGTTACTTCTTTCAACGCTGTAAAGAATGTCTTATTCTTTCTAGTTGCTTCATGATTACCGTCATAAATGAGAGTTTCAATCTGACAACCTTTTACAAAAGTGAAATACAGCTCTAGCTCTTCTATAGTTGGAACTCTATCAAAGATGTCGCCGCCAATAATATGCAAGTCTGCATCATCTTCCAACAAATAAATCTGATGAAAGAAGCTGTCATAGCGAGCGCGGGCCCAATTGAGGGGTACGTTCTTCTGACCTAATTTTATGTGCCAATCGGCGGAGAATAGTATTTTCATTAGCTAATGTCAAACTCGTCTTCGATTGAGGAATCAACTTCATCCTTACCAGAACCGCCAGTAGCAATTCGTTCCAGCAGCTCTTTCTGAGCATCTGGAGTTGGTCGAGGAAGCAACTCATCGATAGAAGTAGCACCAGTTACAGCAGCCCTCTCGTCATCATTTAAGGGACGAATACCTTTCTGACACTTGAGAGTTTGAAGAGTATATTCAACATTATATACGTTTGGTCCAGTTTTGGTACGCTTAAAGTGAATGTCCCAACCTACATCTAAGTCGGTAGGGTCGCCCAAGTCTTCAGCAGCAACTAGAATCTGATCCATTAATTTTTTCTTTAGATTAAATACTTTGGTTTTACCATCTGAGGGATCAATACACTGCACAGAGTATGACCAGCCGCATTTCAGGTCAGGATAGAAGTCTCTAACCCAATCTTTTTCTACGTTTACAAATGCTTCTTTCTGTCGATCAAAAGATAGACACTCCATAGGAATGTTCTTATCGTTCTCGCCCTTAACCCAGTAGATATACCGAGGAAGAAGATCTCCAAAAATACGAACGCAGTTATCGCCGTTTTTGTAAGTGAATTGTTCTAGTGATGACTTTTTAGCCCCACCAGCAGATGATGTAAATTTAATACCCATAGTTTTTTCCTTTAATGTGTGACTTCTTCCCAGCAGAAGAATATTTCATCTTCTATTCTAGATAGTAGCCTGTTGTTGTCAATAATTTCAGTAGGAACCGGTGCTAAGAACAGATTCAGACTGCGTTTGGTTGTGGCTTCATATTCAGCATAGCTGCGAAAGCTGGCCAGTGCCACATACTGGGCCAACTCATTATCACCGAACTTGCTTCGGTTTGATATTATTTTTTCTGGATGCAGTATAAAACTATCACCTGACCAGTCTTGTTGTGACAAGCGATAGATAGAGTCGTACCTATTTCTAGGTAGAGTAGGATATGTTAAATAGGCAAGCAGCGTAACTATTGAAGAAGAATCTCCACTCGTTGCCGCATACATTTTTGCCCAGTTAAAAAGAATCACTGCTATGTTCTCGAAGTCAAGTGTATATTATACGGGGAAATAGCTCCCGTGTCAAGAAATTTTTTTCACATGTCCTTAAAGAAAACATTATACCCTTGCTGAAGGTAATGACCTAACCTAAGTTTGGCTTGCTTCTCAGCCGTCTTTCCTTTAAGATTAATATCTACTACTACAGGATCTATCTTTCCTGGATATTCTCTAATGACCCTGCCTACTAGCTGAGTTAAAAGAGGTGTGTTGCTTACTGGAGTGGCGAGTATTAAACAACTTAAGGGATTAACACTAATGCCTTCCGAGAAAATACTTTGAGTCCCTAGGAGTATATCTACTTTTCCACTTTGAACTCGTTCTATTTTCTTTTCCCTCTCTGCCAGAGGAACTTCTCCAGTAATCAACTCACAATGTTCGCCCAATGTTTCTTTCACTCTTTTTAGAAAGTAAACTCGGTCAGACAATAAGAGAACTTTATGTCCCTGCTTTCTGTACGCCGCAGCGAGAAAACAAATTAACTTTCCGTACTCTTCTTGCCGAACCAAATCATTAATACGATTCGCCCAAGGTATTTTAGCCCCGTCCATAAATCGTATCCTTGTTTGGATAACCTCTATAGTTGGTTCCATATAGTTTTCTTTGGGAGGAGTAAACTTAGTATGCCCAAAATAATCAGGCATAATAACGTGTTTTCCATCCTTTCTTTGAACCGTACCGGATAATCCTATCTTATATCTAGCATAACTAGCATCCACTAATTTACTAAAAGTGTTAGCTGGTATATGATGACACTCATCAATAATAATGGTTCCGAATTCTTTTTCTATTTTTCCACGCAATTTGTAAAGTGTTTGTATATTGCCAACGACTATAGGGGGAGAAATGTCATACTTCCCGGACCCTATAATCCCTGGCTCTATACCAAATACCTTTCTTATCTCCTTCTCCCATTGGGTTCGTAGAGATACGGTATGCGTAACTACTAGAGTTTTTTGCCCAAGCTTTGCAGCAACGGCTAATGCAGTAAAAGTCTTACCCCAGGATACAAAAGCATTGATAATGGCATTATCTTCTATAGCGTCGTATACATCCTGCTGACTTTCTCGAAGGTCAAACCCGAACTCTGGAAAATCTACAGGCAGTAGTACTCGCTTATCTTTTATTTCATATCCTTCAGGAATTAAGTCGAAGCGTCCAACAGGTATAGATACTAAACCATTTCGTATCTTCCTAACATTTTTAATCATGGTAGGAGCTACATCTGATCTATAGGAATCTATTTTATAAGTCAAAGCTTTATCCAAGGCATTAAAAGCCTGGGGATCAATGTCCATATAAATTCTGTTAGATACTACCGCTTTCACTTTTAGTCCACATCTCTTCTTCTAGTTTTCTTTTTTGGTACTCTTCTTTTCTTTTGTGAACTACGAAGTTTTCTACTCCAGCTAATCTGTCAGTCAAAGTGTCCAACCTACCCAGAACCTGTTCTAGTTTTCGTGTTAGCTCATCAATAGCTACGTCTTGTTTCATATAATACCTTTTGTATATTTCTCAGTAAGGTAACTTCTCACAAAATCACTTCTTACAATATCAGATATGCCAAACTCAATAAAATCAAACTCGTACATATCTTTAATTATTTCAATAAAATCTTTCAATCCACTATTTTTAAGGTCAGACTGGAAGAAATCACCACAGAAAATAATCCTACAATTCTTGCCTACCCTAGTGATAATGCTATCTAGCTCATGAAAAGTCATGTTTTGACATTCATCAACAATGATTACACTATCATTAAACGTTGTTCCTCTTATATAAGAAGTAGTTAAAAAATTAATAACTCCTTTTTGCTTTAACTGTCCATAGGGATTATCTCCACGACTAAACAGCTCTTGCATAATACTTACATAAGGAGCTTCATAGACTTTAGATTTTTCATCTTCTGTTCCAGGAAGAAATCCCATTTCCCTTGTGGGGACGGCACTTCTAACTAGAACTATTCTACTATACTCTTCTTTTTGTAGGTCATCTAATGCTAAATATAGCGAAATAAAGGTTTTACCCGTTCCTGCGCATCCATGTAACATTAGGTGCTTGTCAGAATCAAAGACTGCAACTTGAGACTTTGTTAAAGGCTCTATCTCTTTTAAATAAAAGTTCAGCGCTGATAGAGCATCTCTTTTTTGATTCCTTCTTCCCATTAAATTTTCCTCCTGCTATCTTCTAATCTATCTTCTGATAAACCATATAATAGCCACGGGCGAGAGTTTAAATGTAAAACTTGAGCCCAGTCCATAGCTAGTGGGGGTTCTTTTACTATAAAAGCAAAGTTTACTCCCTTTAGCCAAATTCTTGAATGAGTATGTTGTAAGTCTTTTCTTACAATTCTTATTGATTTTATTTTCTGAAACTTTGTCCTTTCGTATAAAAATATAACTCCGTTATTGTCTATCAACACTGTAGTTTTATTTTTTACAATGTCTAGAAACTCTTCATATACTACAGTCAGTCTTCTCTTTTTATGTGGTGTTTGTAGTCTTCGTTTTCCAAGAGTATCTCCAGGCTGATTTCTATCATCTACTACTGAGTCATTGACAAGCAGTAAGCCATCGCGAAGATAGAAATCTTCTGTGCCTAGAGAATACACAGGAAACTTTATAGACCGAAGTATCTGTTTATAGGTTAACGATATTACCATACTTTTTACTGAACTTACCCATTGAGTAATCCTCGCCAATCTCAAAGTCACAACCTACAGGAGCGCCGGAGATATAAATACCTCGGTCTCTTTGTATTTCGGTTTGTAATATCGAACAATATTCTTCTACTTCATCGTTCGGGACTTCTGCAAGCACGGAATCGTGAACCAATGCGAAGATTTTACTCTTCATCTTTTTCTGGTTTAGTATTCCGTGAGCTTCTATAGCCCCGATTAAGTTTATGTCGGAAGCAGCAGATTGAACTAGGAAGTTAAGTCCAGACCTAATGGCGTGTCCTTGAACTCCTTTGTTATCAGATTTAACATCAGGTAACCTTCTCTTTCTTCCGAAATGAGAATAGATACTGCCGTTCTTTCTAATAAGCTCTTTCTGAACTTCAATCCACTCCTCTAGCTTCCAGAAAGCACCAAAGTATTCTTTGATGATTTGTCTAGCCTGTACAACTGAAAGCTTGCCTCCATCTTTAGTAACCTGCTCACTGATTTTATTTGCACCGGCTCCGTACATAATACCAAAGGTTACTGCTTTTGCTGCTTGACGATAGGTCGTATACTTCTCCGCCACATCTTCGACTTCACAGTCTAGTTTAAATACTTTATGTGCAATCGTGGAGTGGAAGTTTCCTCCAGAACGAAATACGTCCTGAAGCTCCAAGTCATCTGCTAATACGGCAGCGACATATACTTCAGCAGTTGTTAAATCCATTGCAACAATCTGATGGCCTTCGGGAGCACGAATACACCCTTTCACAATCGGATTGTCTCTCGGAAGTTGCTGCATATTCAGTTTACCACTAGAAGATAGTCTTCCCGAGGTAGTTCCGTGAATATTGAAGTTGGTCCGTAAGTGACCGTCCCTATCAAGCTGTGGAATAATCTTATCGAGATAAGTATTCTTAATCTTAGTTTTCTTACGAACATCTAAAATTAACTGTGGAATCTCGTGTTGAAGAGCGAGCTTCTCCAATACTTCAGCATTGGTTGAGTTTTCTCCCTTTTCCGTTTTAATTCCAGTAGGCTCTAGCCCAACATAGTCGAACAATAACTTACGCAATTGTAGAACACTATTTGGATTAAAGTCTTTACCCTCTGCTGTTTGAAAAGCGGCCACACCAGGATGGCTTTGCAATTTACCAACAGCAGTAGTAATCTCTTCTAGCATAAGATCTTGACTTGCAATAAGTCTTTCCTTATCAAAAGGAACTCCGTTATCTTGAACAGCTATAAGGAATCTACAGGCGGGTAACAAGATAGTCTTGTATACGCGCATCAAGTTAGGATTACCTTTTTTCAGTGCTCTCTCAAACTTCTCAAAGATTGTGAAAGTAGCACAAGCATCGATAGCAGCATAAGTCTGCATAACTTCAAAGGGAATCCACTCCCACTTGAAATCATCTTTTAGTACTCCATGCTGTTTACGATACTCGTCCATCCAAGTATACATAGGTTTCTCATAGTCACCATAGTCTGTATACTTCATAGCGAGCATCTTCAGGCCGTGAGTGCCTGGATTCTCATCAAGCATATAGTGCATGAGCATTGTATCTTCAAACTGTGAGAGTTTCACATTGAAATGATACTCAAACATTGGAATATCGAACTTAGCATTGTGAAATACCATTCTCTTCTTATCGAATAATTCCTGAAGTTTCTCTTCTACAGACTCATCAATAGTATCGGCATTAATATAAGCACCTGAATCAGGTTGATAACATAAGCTAATACCAAGAATATACCCATTCCGAGGATACAGACCAGTAGTCTCTGAGTCGATTCCGATAAAGT